AAATCTAATTATTATATAAAGTCACATTAAAAAAAGGGTCAAATATGGCACAAGAACAAGAATTATTAGAATCTCAAGGTATTGAACAAGATGGCGCTGAAATGGAACAGTTACGACAAGCTACTGGCGAATTTGTCGATTTGCTTTCGGAAATTTGTTCTAAATATGGCATTGAACAAGATGACATTGCTGCAATGAATGCTGGATTAGAAAATGTATGGAACAGTGTCACAATGAGTGAAGAACTGCCAGATGAAATGGAAGCAGCAGAAGAACTACAGTTAGAACTGGAAGAACTTCCAGAAGAAGAAGTAGATGAAGAAGCTTAATCCAGAACCAACTGCTAAAGGACCATTAAATAAAGAATCTGACAATTATTCGAATATGAATAAAAAGCTGGACAAAATCATTGACATTATGTCCAGCATGTTATCAGAATTAAAAATGTTGAATAATTATAACACTGACAGAGCGAATTCTCAGTCTTTATTTAATCCATTTAGCACTTCTCGATAATTAAAAAAAAAGGCAACTTATGCCTAAAATAAGGAGAAAGATATGAAAGACGATTTGAAATTGTCTAACTGGTTGTCGAATAATTTCACGAGAATAGAAATATTCGAGCAATTTAAATCGACCTGTGAAGTCAATAAAAATACATTCAATACACAAATAACACCGAAGTCTGATCTTAACCGTAATCTATCTATTGGACTATTATCAACCAACAACATAGAAGAATTCAGAGACCTAGCATTTACGTATGCGCCAATAGGCACAATCAAGACTGATATAGACCCAGAGTTCTATAAATCCAAATTATTATTACTTAGGTCTGAATTAACTAAGTCCTTATTAAATCAAAGAAATTCAAAATTAGCAGAAATATACATTAAGATACTAGAGAGACGTGATAAGTCCCACTGGAATGCCGATGTATCTAAGAAAATGGAAATATCTTCAGACAAGAGTGATAATATTAATATAACTTTCACAGTAGTCTAAGCTTATGAATGTTAATCTGCAATTGTCAAAATGGCAAAAGGAATTCTTAGAACATTTCGATGATGACCTATTCATCGTTAAAGCTGGGGTAGGTGCAGGTAAATCCAGAATAATGGCAATATGGATTGTATTACAATGCATGAAAAATCCAGATATACGATGTATTTGTATTGCTCAGAATTATAGAGCACTGACAAAAGTATTATTCAGAGAAATATTAAATGTATCTGCGTCAATGGGTATTAACGTAACCCATAATAAAAGTGCAGTCGAAATAGAATTCCCTAATAAGTCAATTATCTTCGGTTATTCTGCTGAAAATCCAGACTCTTTATTAGGTCTAACTGAAATTTCGATATTATGTATTGACGAAGCTGCATATTGTTCCGAAGAAATATACAATAATGCCAGAGACCGTATGAGAGGTAGCAAATATAAATCTAAGACCAGATTAATATCTTCACCAGTCAACAACTTCGCAATCAAAAAAGTATCTAACTATTTCAGTGAACTATGTAAAAAATATCCAGACCAAGTAATGACAGTTAGTTCTTTGGACAACCCATTTACTAGCGAAGAATATAAAAATGAACTAAAAGAACGATATGTAGAAGGCAGTAACCTCTATAATCAACAGATCTTGGGTGAAATATTAGACATAGAACCGTCTAACCAGATAATATTCAGAAAAGACTTTGTACCACTTAATAGAGTAGATCCAGATAATATTAATTATTTCGGTTATGATGCTGCTGGCCTAGGTTCAGACAGAGATGTAATGGTAATAATCGACAAATATGGTGTTAAAGAGGTAAAAGAATCACAATCAACTGACACATTCGAAAAAGTAGCCATTATATCTGACCAATATAAGAGGTTCAATGTAATATCAGGATGTGCTGATGGTACTGGTGGATATTCTAGCGGAGTAACCGATGTATTAAAGCAAAAGGGTATAATGGTAACGCCAGTTAACTTTGCACAAGCAGCTTATAATAAAGAAGAATACCCAAATGCTAGAACAGAAATGTATTTAGAAGCAATAAAGGCAATTAAGGAAGGGTTCTATATACCACCCGAATATATAGAAGAATTTCTAGTACAAGAAGCATTCATTAATAATAAGGGTCAATTAGCATTAGTTCCAAAAGACCTAATAAGAAAGGCCCTTAATAAATCACCAGACGTATCCGACGCCATAGCATTAGCCATATATTCAATGAACCATCGTGATAATTCACTCCTTGAAGCCAAAAAGGCTAAGAGTATAGCGTCTAAATATTTAAATCTTATATAATGAATCTAATTATTATATAAAGCAACTATAATGGTATTTCATGACAACAGACAAATTAGATTATATCGCAGACGATAATATGGACGACGTATTAAATAAAGACATTCCATCTATAGAAGATAATGTAGAAAGTATTACAGAAAGAACTTTAACAGAAGAAGAGTCTGACAAAATTATATCAGACTGTCAAGACTTTCTATGTCGTAGCAGTGATAGATTCAATAACACATTGTCGAGAGCCATGGATGATTTACAGATGTATTCTGGTAACTTCTGGACAGAAGACATACTGAAAGAATTTAAAAGAGGCAAGAACAGGTTAAATCTTTCAATTAACCAATGGACAACTTTAGTTAACGCTATATCTTCACCATTTTCATCTTCACCATATCACGTTGAATTAACAGACAAAAAGAATTTAGAAGAATTACAAAAAGAAATTGACAAAATCGAATCAGACAATGACTCTAAATTAGCATTAACAGACGCATTTAGAAAATCTGTTATATCTGGTTACGGGTTCATTGTAGCAACAACAGTTGAAGACGAATTAAATGGTGAACCAAAGTTCATAATCGAAAGTCCTAAGAATTTATTATCCATTGCTATGGACCCTAATATTAATACATTAGATGGATGTGATGCCGAAGAAGGCGCTGTTGTTAACTTTATTTCAGTTAAAAAAGCAAAAAGACTATATGGCGACGACGTAGTTCCATTCGATTACCCTAGAAGTAAATCTAAATTGTCATTGGATAAAATTGAACAATGGAATATTGTCGAAAATACAGTAGCCATTGTATCTTATTACGTAAAGAACGAAAATAATACAGTAGACTTCTATAAAATATGTGGTAACAAAGTAGTTAGCATGTCTTCTCTACCTACGAAAATAATTCCAATAATCAGATTTGTTGGTAACGAGATATACGAAAATCAAGAAGTAAATTACAATGGCATAATTCAATCGACACTACCATTAATGCAAGGTCTGAATTCAGCCTATTCCTCGTTAATCGAAAGATGTTCTAGAACTGTTAAAGCTAATTTCCTGATGCATGTCGATTCATTAGACGGGTTAGAAGAATATTATGCTAAAGCTAACCAAGACGATTCAGCATTAGTCCTATGGAAAGGTACTAATAAGCCAGAACCACTAATCGAACAATTCCAGACTGGTGACCTACAAAATGTAATTAGCTTAACAAGAACACTAATTGAAGATGTGGCTGGTGTCCAATTAACTGGTATTCATAATGCGCCACAGAAGACTGCTACTGAAATATTACGACAAGAAGTTAACAATGAATCAAATGTGTCGAATTATTACAATCATGCCATGTTAGCATGTAGAACACTAGGTCGAATCATGATTCAAATGTACAACGATGGTAATGAATCAACATTTACGTTAGAAAATGGACCATTGGTTATAACAAGACGAATGAAAGAGAGACAACAATTACAGGCTGTATCCACGTTAATGCCAGATAACATGAAGCCATTGGTAGCTAAATATTATGCTGATTCGTTAGATGATAATATCGGTGAAGACTTATCTAGAAATATTGTAGCTAACTTACCAGCTGAATTAAAATTAATAGCTGATATCGAAGATCCAAATGCAATACATATGATGAAGCAAATGCAAGCATTAACTGATAATACAATGAAGGAATTAGAAGAAGCTAACCAAAAGCTATTAGCTATGCAAGAAGAACTCAAAGTATCTCAAGAACAACTAAGGTCAGCTGAAGCTCAATTAATTAATAATAGAGAATCACGTCAATTAGATATGGCTAAATTCGAAATTTCTGAAAATAACAAAATGGCACTTGAACAAGCTAAGTTGGAACAAGATGGTATCAAGCATTCGGAAGATTTACAACTGAAAGCTCAACAAAATGCCATTAAAGCTGCAGCCGAAATTAATAAGTCTATAGAAAAGAATAACGAAATTCTAGGACTGGAGGAATAAATGTTATTTCAAATTATACATGGAGATGGTTGGGGTAACAATGCAGGAAAAAGTGGTAATAGATTTGCTACTGAACGTCAGACGCCAGCAGAACATAATGAAGCGTTAAATAGATATACAAATGGCAAGATATATACTAGAACACCTGTTGGTCTATTAAAAAGACAAATTGACATTATGAAAGGTAAGGCATATGAAAAAGCATTACCCAAATACTGGAATGATAAATTCCCAAGACGACCAATAACACAATCATCTGGTTGGATACAAAGTCTAAATTATAACCCAAATACTAATATCGGTTCAATTCGATATGGTAATAAGGACCATTCCCATTACATGACACCATATGAGGCAGCTCAATTAGTTAATGCGCCTAGCATCGGAAAAATGGTCCATCAAAAGTATATGCACTAGCTTTTAAAATCTAATTATTATATAAAGAGGTAACGAGGAACCTATGTTAATCCTTGGAGTTGAATATACATGACAACAGAAGAAGCATTAGAATTTATTGATCCGAAGAATTCAGATTCAGCACCTGATGACCAAGAAAATGTAAATTCAACCGAAGATACAGCGTCCGTATCCGAGGTAGCTAATGAAAAAATGGATGATACTGCCGAACCAACTGGTACTCCTAAAGCTGAAGAAGTAACCACTGTTGAACCAAAAGCAGGTGAAAAGGCAAAGCCGAAAAAATCACAATTAACTCCTGAACAGAAAAGGAATTATGCATTTGCTAGAGAAAAGCAAAAAAGACGTGAACAAAAAGAATATTATGAATCTCAACTCAAGGAATTACGAGCTGAATTAGACAAATATAAAGGTCTAAAAAAAGACGATTTCAAAGGTGATGAAGATGCATATATCGAATATAAATTGGATCAACGTCTAAAAGCCGAACAAGTAAAGCAATTAGAAATGCATAACCGAGAAATTCAGAAGGAATACGAGGATTTGGAAATACAAAGTCGTATGGAAAATTCCTTTAGCACACCAGAAGAAAAAGAAGAGTACATGGTAACCTTGAATAAGTATGGACCAGTCTTTCTTTCTTATTTAGAACAGAAAGGTGAAGAAGTTGCTAACACAGTCCTATCTACTATCGACCATATGCCTCAATATCCGAAGGTGATGAATAAATTATTAAAGGACGGAGCAGCTGTCGATTATATCACATCTTCTTCAGACCCTTATGTAATTAAGCAAAGATTTTACGCCTATGCCAACAAGATACTTAATCCACCAAAGCCAAAGGCTAAATTGCCAATCATTGGTAAGCAAGTATCAAATAATCATAGTATATCCAATTCAAAAGTTGATTGGGTCTCATACTTACAAAATCATTAAATTTAAATATCAGGAGATATTATTATGGCCGCAACAATTGTTAACAAAGTTAACGCAGTTACAAATAAAAGAACAGAGCTAGTCAACGTACGCGCTGCTAGCAAAATGTCATTTTTAACCGTAGGATCTCGTTCCTATGCAAAAGAATTTTTACGTCCAGGGTTACGTAATGGTCAATCATTCGATTTCGTTATTACCGATGCTGGTAAATTCGGAACAAGCTTGGATGTTACAAATAACCTAGCCACATTAAAAGAACGTAAAGTTACAGTTCCTGTTAGTCTAGGTAACGTAGCAGTTCAGACAAATGCTATCGAAAAAGTAACCGATCTTGATTGGGATAGGGAAGTTGCTACTCCTCAAGGAACTGTATTAGCCAATGGTCTTGTAAAGCAAGCTGTTGCTGAAGATATCGGAAAGCAGAATATGGCATTCGTTGGTAAAGGCTTTGGACCACTTGCTCAAGCTGGTCAGTCTATTCAGAGCCTTACCGATGAAAAGATTTATGGATTCATTAACCCACGTGTTCAGGGTGTTCTAACTTCGAATGGTCAATCCTTTGTACCACTTGGCGCTGTTAAATCCATTTCCGATGTTGGTGCTCTAGGCTCATTCGGTAACGTTGAATATCATTCAGAACGCTTCATGCCTTCTGTCTTGGTTACTTCTGCATTGGCTAGTCAAATGGCAAATGCAACCGTTGAATCTTATACGCCTGGATCGAATGGTATCGATACTATCGGATTGAGTTCTGGTGTATCCGCTAATATTCCAGCTAGTATGCCATTGTGGATCGAAGATGTATATGCTTGCGACACTGTTGGTGGAGTAACGACTTATCCTAAAGCCTTTATCGCTGTAAGTGCTTGTGCACCTTCTGCAGTAGCAGTTCGTTCTGTTGACTTTGCTGGCGAAGGTACTAAAGAAGCTGCTTGGGCTGATGGAAGCAATATTGCAACTTCAGCTTTAGCTGGTAAAGCTGTTACATGTCCTCCTGCTGATACTTACCATTGTGGTATTATTCGTGCAGAAGGTTCTTATGAATTCGACACATTGGACCAATTGGACTTCAATGATAACAACTCGAAGACAACCAGTATCGCTGGTGTTACAATGCATGAGAATAAAGACTGTGACAAAATCGCCGGTATTAACGTTAACCGTTGGGATATCGTCTGCGTCGCCGGCACAGTTGAACCACGTGTTCAAGCCATGGTACTAGTTGCAGATGGTATTAACCAAGTAAATTCTTAATATTATTCATATTCTATAATTAAAAGATATGTGCTATTACGGTACATATCTTTTTTTATAATCTAATTATTATATAACGCGTAGGTATTTAATGTCACTAAAAGATTTATTCAAAAAATCAGTAGAAGTTGCTAAAAGATCAAAAGCACAAGGACAGACCTGGGTATTTAAGGGTAATCCTAATTGCTGTGATAAATGTAAAAAGATGACAGGTTATACCGTTCATGGACCTAAGCCTAAATGGTATGGACATGCACCAAATACAGATAAAAGATGTAATTGTAAATGCGATTGGGTCAAGGTTAAATAAGGTAAAATATGATATCAGTAAGGGAAATAATAACAGAAGCATTAGCTAGAGCCAATATTGTACCAAGACGACAAGCAGCTCCTGGTCATATTGTTGAAGAGACATTTAAATTATTAAAGGGAATTGCGTCTAAATATAATACTACCGATTATTTGTCATTTACCCAAAATGAAAAGGTTGTGCAATATAGCCCAGTATTACATATCGTAACCAACGATGACCCTTCTTCGAATTCATTTACATTCGATGGTGAAGTAATCACAGTAATTCCAAATGTTGCTAAAATTAACAAGATATATGTACCAGATGCAGATTCATGGTATGAATTATTCGAAGAACCTTATCAATCTTTCGATGGCAAAGGTCCATCGTCTGATATATACACGGTACTAGAGAAATCAGAAGGTGAATGGCTAATTAAATTCAAAGTACCAAATGTTAGTAAAGTAAAAATATTATACAATGAAGCACTAACTTTCGACATTAATTCTAATCTGTATATTTCAGATTCATATGCTGAACTATTCATATTAGCATTAACCAAAGCATTGGTACAAAAATATCCAAGAAATGACAATACGATGTTCCAGAATTTATCAATGGAATTAGCTAAATGTGAAGAACTAATTTCAGTACCTAAAGCTGCTAAAAGACGTATTACACGAGATTCTTGTAGACGATATAATGTTAATGACCTAATTACAGGGAGATTTATATTTAATGGCTAATAGACTATTAACTAACATTGCCGGTAAGACATCAAGAAGTAACATAGCTAAAGTTGGTCTAGGCACCAGTATTAATTGGTATCAAGAAGTACAAGATACATCGGAACATTCCTGTGTAATGCTAATGAGACCAATTAATGGCATGGTAACTGCTACCGAATTAACTGGTCAATGTAGAGGAATGTTCACTGTCAGTAGAGCATATAACAATGAACCAGGTCTATATGCTGTATATGACCAAAAATTATATTATATCTCTAAATCGAACGAAGCTACCGAAATAGGTGACATTGAATCCTTTAATACAGAATGTAAAATGTGTGAGACTGGTGGTTATGGTAGTGCTCATCCACATTTGATTATTACCGATGGAACCTCGGTATATGCTGTTAATGTGGGTCTACCATTAGGCGACCAACAAGCAGATTTACGAAGAATACCATTACCACTTCGAGTTAACACTGAAGCTACTTATATTCAACCAACTCATTGTGCCTATTTATATGGGTATCTGATTGTCAATGACTCTGCTACTGATGCATGGTACAAATCTTATCAATATCCATTTGAATCTTATGCTGAAAATGAGCCTGAATATAACGACCTATTTCAGATATATACCGATGACTTCAAGGACTACGGATTCGTAACCTATTCTGAATGGACGCCTGATAACACATTGGCATTATGTTCAAATGGTTCATATTTGTTCACATTTGGAACAAGGTCATATCAAATATTCTCGTATAATAATGACGTCAATAACCCATTTTCATCGCCTAATAATGCTGCGTCTAATATCGGTATTAAAGCTGTTAATTCCTTGTGTAATTTGGGTAACATTACGATATGGTTAGGTTCATCCGACTTAGGTGATTCTGGTATATTCATGTTGGATGGTACAACTATATCAAGAATATCTACCAAAGATTTAGAAAGAGAATTCGTACATTTGAACCAAAAGGTAGCATATGCTCAAATGTGGCAAGAACAACAACATATATTTTATGCTATAACTTTCGAATCAGACAAAGTTACATACGTCTATGATATAACCGAAAGAGCATGGCATAACAGATGTTCCTTGGATTCAATGAATTTACAATCGTATTGGCGTTATAAAAATGCTACATTCTGCTATGACAAGGTATATTTTGGTACTAAAGATGCGCTATGTTACATGGACCAGAATGTATACAAGGAACATGATGGTAGACCAATATTAAAGATTAGACGTGGTGGTGTATTGACATCTAACGGCATGCCATTCTTTATTAACAGTGTCAACTTAATAATTAACAATGGTCAACATAGCTTTAACGATACTTACTCTGACTACGAACTTAATCCAAGGATAACTATTCGATATAGTTGGGATGGTTCAACATGGTCTGACTATGAAGATGGTTATTGTGGTAAAATCGGTGAATACGAATATAACACTGTATTTTACAATCTAGGCTTTGGTAAATACTTCACTTTAGAAATAAGTACAACCGAAGAAATACCATTGTCTATCATGAATTTACAGATTAATTATTCTGAAGGAGCTAATCTTATATGATAAAAGAAATCAAGTATTCAGAATATGATCAGAACATACAAGCATTAACTGGCAAATATGGTTACGATGGACAAAAGACTTTCAGTGTAACCATAATAAAGAACATTGTATATATCGTGTGTAAGAAAGGTTGTAAAGCTGATTACCAGTTACCATCGGTATACGATGGATTCTTGCAGACAAGTAAAAATAGACAAATAGAAATAACGAATAACCGAATGAATGTATCATTGGACAACGATGAATCAGCATTTGGCATATTGGAATTAATTAATAAGTAAGGAGTACACATGGCAATTGGAGAAATAGTAGCAGGTGCCGTACAAGGTCTAGGAGGATTAGCGTTAGGTGCTTATGATTCCTATAAGACTCGTGAAGCTAAAGAAAAAGCACGAAAAGAACTTAAAAAGTTAGGGTTAGAATCAGATGCATCGTATGCTACCATGCTGCAGGATTTAACTGATTACTACGCTAATAGAAATACATTAGGAACGGCAGAAGATGCCAAGACGTACAAAGAATTAATTCAGAGTTATGATCCGAATGACTTTGTATATGATTTTGATGAATTCGAATATAACAAGACGGCTGACGATTTTATTAATCCATATCGAGATAAAATTATTAAAGGTACATCTGATGCACTGCAACATACAGCAGCAGGTGCTGGTCTTGGTAGAGGTACTGGTGCAGCTCTTAATATTGCTCAAGGTGTAGCTGATAAAGACCAAGAATTATATAATACTGCATATAGCCAATTCTCGGATGACAGAAATACAAGCTACAATCAATGGTCTGACTATATTAATAAGATGCAGAATAAATTGAATACATTGCAACAAGGCTATAACACTCAAGTCAGTATGCTAGGTGATTTAGCAGATGATTTTTATAAGGTCCAAGATGCACAAATGGCTGACCGACTAAAATTAGCACAAGACAGAGAAGCTGCTAAATCTTCGTATGCATCTCAAATTGCTAGCATAATTTAAGGAGTTAAAATGTTATACGAAAGAGATAATATACCATATGCAGCAATGTTACAATCTGCTATTGCTGGAATTAGACAGAATATAGCTGATAATACTGCTAGACGTGATAAAATGGCAGAATATGCTAAAGGATTAATTGGTGTTGGTGGTAAGGCCTTTGACCGTTACCAAAGAAGTAAAGAATTGTCCACTGATACTTCGGATATTTCTGCTAAAATTGCTGAATTAGAGAATGAATTACGTGAATTAACTGTAAAAGAAATGCAACTATCGAGACCTAATCAGGCGACAGCAGACACAATTAATAATACGGAGACTAATTATGGCGTATAAGATGGATAATTTAAGATATGGTGCAATGGATGATTCATATGTCGATAGTATGGCTGAAGCATATGACAATAGTCAAGATGCATTAAGATGGAAATTATTAGCTGACCAAGCAATGAAAGATAAGTCATTAAATTCTACTAATGAAGGTGATGCATATAGACAAAAAGAATTATTAGCTGTTCGCGCTAGAAAGAAAAAAATTGTTCAAGAAATCGATGAATTAAAGAAAGAATTACAGCAACGTTCTCAGTTACAAGCTTATGAAGATAGGTATAAAGATAGTCCTATGTGGAAATTAGCTAAAAAGCAATACATCGATACTGGCGACATGGGTGCTATTGAATCATTCGTTACTAGAGAAAATGCACTAGAAGAAGCTATGAAGACTCGTGATTTTACTGCTAGAGAAAATGAGTTGAATCGTCAAAATACTTTGGAACTTAATAAAGCTCAAAAGGCTGAACAGTTAGAATATAATTTAGACGATGCGCAAGAAAAGGTTGAATTAGCTCAGAATAAATTAAAAAGCGCAAAAGCTTTAGGTATACCAACTGATATCAGAGATGCTCAGATATCTTTTAATGCTGCAGTTAAAAGATTGAATAAAATTCGTGAAAAAATGGGAATTGGAGATTCTGAATATGAATTAGAAGACTATGAAGACACTGGCAAGACAGACTCTGTTAATTTAACTGTTGAAGAACTACTAAATAAAATTCCTGAGAATTCTATATATGCGACAATAGACGCTAAAAATGCTGCTATTGACGAAATAAAGGCACATCCTGCTTATACGCTGCAAAAAGATGAAAAATTAATAAATGCAGTGAGTAACATAGAAAAGACCAAGACACGAGAAGAAATAAGAGCACAACAAAATAAAGATCTAGAAGCTGCTGAAGCTTTATGGGATAAATTAGGTAAGTTAGATAAAGAATTATATCAAAAAGGCCGTATAACATATGATAAAAATAATCCT